TCACGCGGTCAGGGTGCTGACCGCCACCACGTCGGATCGCTGGCTCGCCGCATCCGTGGCGGGTGAGGTCGAGGTGAGGACGGCCGTTCCCAGGGACAGGGCGATCAGGGTTGCCGCGGCCCACATCTTCGTGTTGCGGATGAAGGTTGTCATGGTCTGCTCTCTTTGCGAGGGTCGTTGCTGATTCCATCGAACAACGTCTGGCTGTGGGTTTGCTGTGCGCCTGCTGAGCCGTGGGTTTGAGCTGGGGCGGGGAATGAGCCAACCACCAGAGCGATTTACAATTCAATCAGCTTTGGTCTGTCCGATGCGAAGACGTGCAGTTCGGAATCTTCAGCGTCGGCGACGTGATCACCGACCCCGCCGCCGGGCGCACCCCCCACCGAGCACGAGCGCATCAGGGCCACCGTCGAGATCGAGAGGCTCGCAGACGAGGAGGGGCTCGGGGCGGTCCGCACTGGGGTCTTCGCCGTCACCGAGGACTTCGGAGGTTCGGGGTGGCGGCACTCCGGCGGCGCATCGACGAGGCGGTGGAGGAGCTGCGCTCCTGCCTGACGGGCCCTGAACGCCGACTTTCTCCGTCGACGGGTGCGAGCAGGTCACCCCCTTCGAGGAACTGCTGAAACGGGGACAGTAGGAACACCCGCGAGTCGATTCGACCGGCCCCGGGGCCAGGAGAGCGGCCATGGAAACGACGAAACGCCTGGTCACGTATGACCAAGCGCGTTTCATCCGCGACCCCGGTTGGATTCGAACCAACGACACCCGCTTTAGGAGTGAGCCGTCGGGATCGTTTGCAGGCGTTGACAACAGTGTTTCCCCTTGTCAGCCCAAGTTGAGCCCGTTGAGTCCGTTGATGTCATTGGCTACTTTTGGTGCTCATGCGGGATGAATGCGGGATCAGGCCGTGCGTCGGCGGTAGCGGTTGAGGACGGCTTGCTCCATGAGATTGAAACCGTTCCAGCTGTAGACCGTCCGGGTGAAAGGACCGGTTGTTTCGGTTGTGGTGAGACCACCGGGGTTGGTGAGGGAGCGGGCCGCTGCGGTGACGATCACGGCCCGGAGTTCAACGTTCGGGCCACTCGCTGGATCGAAACCATTGCTGCGGGTGTAGGCCTTCACGAACTGGGACATCTGTTCGACGTGGCCGCGTACCTGGGGGGTGGTGTTGGTTTCCCCCAGGTACGTGCCGACCTCGGTGGCGAGTTCGTCGAGCCAAGACATCAGGCGATGCCCGTCAGGGTGACGACGGCTTCCGGGTTCAGCGGTGCGGCGTCGTAGCGGGCGACGACGCGGATGGCCTGCTGATCGAAGTCGGCGTAGCGCTCGGTCAGGATCTTCACAGAGGGAGCCGTGTCGCGGGCTACCGCGATCTGGGAGAAGTCCGCGAGAGCGGCACATCCGGCGGGGATGCGGGAGGTCACGGTCACCGGAGCTCCCAGCAGCCGGAACACACCGTCCTGGGTGGGGTCGGGCTGCAACATGTAGCGGTTCGCGTTGTCCTTGATCTTCCGCAGCTTGGTGAAGTCGCCGGGCAGGATCAGCCAGCGGGTGGCGGCCATGTTGACGTTCGCTGCCAAGGCTTTGCCCCAGGCGTCGTGCAGCAGGTCGAGGGTGAGGGGTCCGGAGGCGTCGATGGTTTGGACGTCGGTGTAGGCGAACAGGCCCTTGGGGGTGGTCTTCCCGTCGCCCTGGTTCCCGAGGAATTGGGCGTCGAGTTTGTTCGCAACATCGGTCACGAGACGGTCCCGGAGGGTGGCGTCGAGGGCGATGATGGACTGGCGGGCCAGTTCGTTGCTGAACCGGGTGATGACCTTCACGGACTTCATGGTTGAGGGCAGCAGAGTGATTTCACTGAAGGAGGCGTCCACTTCACTGATCTGTTCGTTCTCGCCGTGCCATTTCGGGTCGGTGGCGGCGCCCATCTTCGGGATCCGCACCTGGGAGCCATTGGTGGCGAACTCGCGGGGGCCGGCAGCCAGGAACACGGATTTGTCCGTCAGGGGCTGGATGAGGATTCGCTGAACCTGTTCCTGGGTCAGTTCGGATGCGGTGCTGAGGGAGTTGACCATGGTGGTCCTTTCAGTAACAGAAGGGGGGGTGTTACCGTCGGACGCCTGGTCGGGACAGTGTTCGAGGGGTGCGCCTGGCTCCCTGTTCAAGGATATCACTTGGTCTCTGCCGCCAGCCCCGAACGCAGCACAATTCTGGGTGGGGCGCTTTCGGGGCGCCCCACCCAGAATTGATTGTCTGATCAGTCCTCACGGAGGGCCGCGAGTTCGCCAGCAACTGTCAGCAAGGCGGCAATCTTGCAGACCTCGAAGCGCTGATCGATCGGCAGGTCGTCCAGGTTATTGACGCATCCGGAGAACTTGCCGCGGTTGGCCCCGATGATTGGGGCGAGTTCGTCACATGTGGTGAGGAAGGTCTCAAGCATGGTGTTTCACCTCCTTTCAGGCGTTGTGTCGGAGAATGGCGGCCAGGTCGATGCTGGCCGGGTCGGTGGTTGCGCCTTGGCCGATGTTCCCGTGGAAGGTCCTGGCAGCCAGGTGCGGTTTGCGGGTCAGCAGTTCATCGATGGCTGCGGTGAGGGCTTCGGGATCGGCCAGATGGGCTTCGTCGAATGGCAGGTCGGTGGCGTCGGCCAGACGGCCGGTCTGTTCCACGAGGACGCGGTGAAGACGCTGCGCCAGGGTGTCGCGGTCTTTCGCTTTGGTGCGGGCCGCGGCGTTCTCGCGGCGGAGTTTCTCCACCACATCACGCGGGAACATGTCCTGGTCTTCAGGGGTGGGAGCTTTCTGCCCACCCTGCTTGCCGGGGGTGTCGATTTGCGTACCCCCCTTGTCTTCGAGGGTTTCATCAGGAATAGTGATGGAACCCTCTTCGATGTTGGGGGTTTCAGTCGGGGTGAGAGTGCTGGTCATCTTGACCCTTTCGATTGGGCAGCGGTTCTCCTAGCTGCATCGTTGGCTTGTTGAGTGGTTTGGAAGTTGCTGGTTCGCTCGTTGAAAACAGGCTGCTGATGACAGGTGCAGCCGGTATGCCGGGGCATCTTGTGGGAGGTTTGGAACACGCGACCTTCCCGTGACCACCAACGGCACAATTCACAGGCATCCGGTTCGAGTTTCCGACGCCACCCAGAAACCCGAGAATCGGCCATACGATTGCTCAATTCAGCGGTGGCCGCGTCGACGGGTTCGTTACGTGCAAGCCGGGCCAACCGTGCCAGCGTGTTCCCTCCGGCATCAGTGATGGTTCTCAAGGCGTCTTCCAGACGGGTGAGCTGGTCATCACTGCCCAAGGCATCGATTGGGACGACCTGGCCGACGTGGGTTTCCAAGAACGCCCGGAAAGCCAGCCACGCAGCTGCCTGGCCTTTCGAGCGGGCGACTTGGACCAGGTTCGCAGCCAAACGGATGAACTCATCCTGCGTGAGGTCCCCGCTCTCGGTGCTGGCCCACATGCGGGCCAGCATCCGTTCCGTGTCGCTGGAGAGTTTCCCCAGAATGGTTTGGAAGCTCACAGCTCCACCTTCGAGAAGTCCACTCCGGCGGCGTCGAGGGCGGCTCCGCGGCGGGCCTGCCGTACCCGTTCAATGTCCGAGGGAGACATTCCGAACACGTCGGCCAGAGCCACTTCCAGGGGCATGCCGATGTTGACCAACTTCGCGGCTGCGTCGGCCTGCTGGGCCGGGGTGCGGGTCTCGGCGGACTTCCACACGGTTTCAATGTCCTGGGAATCCGCGTCGGCCCCGGTACGCACGGCCAGCATCAACCGGGCCACTTCCGCCCAGGCCGCTCCGAAGGTGCGCTGCAACGAATGGCAGCGAGCCACCAGGGAGGCTTCCGAAGAGCGGATGGCGTCGGCACTGGCGGGCTGGTCGCCGTGCAACCCCAGGTAGTGGGGCGGCAGACCCGTCAAGGCTCCGATCTGCTGGGTGATCAACGCGGCCGCGTCGGTGTAGCCGTCGAGCCGTGCGGCGTCGAACTGGCCGAACTTGGTTTCCGGGGCCTCCGACTGCCAGATGTCGTCGAGGGCGGCGGAGAAGGGCTTGACGGGGTTGCCGTCGTCGTCCTCGACGATCTCCAGGCCCGTTGCCCAGCGGCGTGGGCGGGCGTAGTACTCGGAAGTGACCATCAGGTCGGCCATCAGCTTGTTCAACGCGTCGGACAGGTCCAGAACATCACCCATTTCACTGACCCCGTCGGCTTCCAGCAGGCGGCCCCGGTTGACCACGGGAACCACCGGCACGACCCCGAAGGGATTGGGAAACGTCTCGACGGTTCGGAAACTGTCGCTGGGGAAGGCAGCATCGTCGACGACGTTCCCGACGGCCACCAGACGTGTGATCCGGTCGGGTTCGTACAAGAACGCGTGGCCCTTCCCGTCGGCCCGCCACCGCTTCAAAGCAGCAATGACCTGCCGGGTGGCCGGGTCCCGGAGAACCGCGACCTGCTGCGCGGTCTCCACGGTCACCAACGGTCGCTTGTCGAGGGCCCACACGATCACGAACGCTCTGCCGTACACCAAGGCGTCGGTGTGGGCCTGCTGCGCGGTCTCCAGCATGCCGTTACGTCGCCAGTCACGCCACAGATCGAGGTTCACTTCCCCGTCCACCTTGAAGCCGGTGACCTCCAACCGCTCGGCCAAGGCCTCAACCACCATACGGGGAAAGTTCACGGCCAGGTGACGGAAGGCGTTCCCCAGGGCCTCCTTCGATTTCGGCGCCAGGAAACTGGCCGGCTGGGTGCCGGTCCAGTACTCATCCAGCCGGGCCAACTCCGGACGGGTCTTGTCGAGTTTGCTGTTCAGAAGATGAATCAGGTTCATCGGAATGCTGCTGCCTTTCTGCGGGTCTTGCCCGCGTGATGCGCTGCCCGGTCGTTCGCGACGATGGCGGCCACGGCCGCGTCGATCTTCCGCGATGACATGCGCTTGTCCTTGGAAACGAGGTCACCCATCGGCGTTGACTTCGCAACACAGTGGGCGACGTGGGCGGCGAGCCGGGCATCGCCGTCGTGGGTGATCTTGTGTTCGATGACGGCCTGATAGAGCCGATCCGTTGCTGGAGCCATGCGCTTGGCGTAGGCGGTGTTCCACTCAATGACCCGACGCGGCCCGTACCGCTTCGCCCAGGCCTCCAGCTCAGAACGCCACCCCCACGGGTCAGCGGCCAGCTCCGCAACATCCCAGCGGCCGAAAGCGGCATCAACCGCCAAGTCCACGTCGCTGCGTGGCACCCGCCAGCCACGATCCCCCGGGTTCTCCCACAACCCAACCTTGAACAGGTGCGGGTTCTTCTCGACGGTGGCGCCCACCAGGGCCGTCGAATCCCCGGAAGCCGACCCGTCGAACGCCAGCACCACACGTGTCCCGTCGGGCACTTCCCGGCCCGGGTCGGCACACTCGTCCCAAGCCCCGAACGGCAGCCACGTATCCGACTGGCCAACCCACTGTCCCAGCCGGTACCTGCGGAACGCCGGCTCTCGGATCGTCTTCAGCGTCGAGACCAAGGCATCCTCATGCAGGAAGTCACCCAACGCCGGATTCGCGATCCGCCACGCCTTGCGATCATCAATGGCACAGCCATCCGGTGCCGCATACTCCCGAAAGAAGAACGACGGATCCTCCCCGGAACGGCCATGCTGAACCAGCTTCCACATCACCGAATCCACGGACTCCGCCGGAGTGGAAATCGCCAACGTCAAACTGGAATCCCGCTTACCGCTGGCAGACACGACGGCCTCCCACACCGCTTCGGTCACCACATGCAGTTCATCAACGATCATCAGCGACGGATCCCAGCCCTGCAACGCCCCCGGATCAGCAGGCAGAGCCCGCAACTCCCCACCATTGTGAGGAGACACGATCCGGTCCTTGTAGATCTGAGTGCGTTCCGCCAACCGCTCGTCGAGCTCCAGCATCCGAGCCACATTCCGGAAGGTGTGACCCGCCTGTCGTTCATCCGAAGCCACGATCAGCACCTGCGCGCCCTCAACGCCGTCAGCCAGCAACGCATACGCCGCCAGCACCGACGCCAAGCCCGTCTTCCCATTGCCACGAGGCAGACTGAGCAGCCCCTGCCGGGGACGCTTCCCCCGCAGCGGATACAGGCCCTTGACGATCTCCAGCTGCCAGTTTCGCAACCGGAACGCCCCCAAGGCGCCAGTTCCCTTCGGAACCTTCAGGTACTCCGACGCGAACGCCTGCACCCGACGCCACCCGGGGCGCCCGTACTGGCCCCAGTCGATAGGGGCCGCAACCACCGGGGCTTTCGGCCCTCCCTTCACGATCCCACCCCCAACAGAGAGCGAAACTCTGCCTTGACCTGAGGGTCGGTGGGGCGGGGTTTGGGGGTGTCCCCCCTGGCTGCTCCGCGTTTGGCGTTGCAGGTTCGGCAGACGACTTCGACGTCTTGGGGTCGGATGGGTTTGCCTGCTGCTCGGCGTTGCCAGGCTTGGGGTGTGTGGTCGAGGGTGAGGTCTTGGGTGGTTCCGCAGTCGCCGCACCAGGGTTGGGCGGCGCGGAGTCGTTCGGAGAGTTTCCGCCAGGTGGTGTCGTAGCCGCGGCGGGTGCTGGAGGGTTTGGGGGTTGTGGCGGGTTGGTGTTGTGGGCAGTGGGTGCCGGTGGTGGGTTCGCCGCATTGGAGGCAGGGGCGTAGGAGGGTCATGTTGTCGCTCCGTGGGGTTGGCAGGTGGGGTGTGTGGTGGCTCCGTCGCTGGGGATGAGTGGGTCTCCGCAGACGGTGCATGTGTTGTGGTCGGAGCTGGGGGATTCAGTGGCGCCACCAGTCGTGCCAGTGGCGCCACGTTCTGAACCTTGGCGCGACTGGCACGACTGTGGCGCCACTGGTGGCAGGGACCAGGTGGCGGTTCGGGGGAAGCCGCTGCTGGCGGTGAGGATCCCGGCTTTGCCCCGGGCGCGCTGCAAGGTTCGCTTCGAGTAGCCTTCCTTCACCCCGGCTGCGATGACCTCCTTGGAAGGGGCGGTTCCGCCTTGCTGGGTGAGGTAGTCGGTCATCCACGTGGCGGCGTCGTTTCGTTCGCTGTGGTCCTCGCCGCTGTTGGCATCCCGAAGCATGTCGTCCACGGTCCTGTCGGACTCGCCACAGAACACGAACCGTCCCGTCTCTGCTGTCCCTGAGGGTGTGGAAACCTCGACGGTTTCGATGTTGTAGGCGAGACTGGGCAGCCCGTCCAGACCGAGGCTGTTCTTGACCTGGGTCATGACCCTGCCGTCGTCGTCCTTCGCGAACCCGAACACGGCGCGCGGCACGTTCTTGAAAGCCCCCGACCCGGTGATACGGGTTGCGGCATCCCCGCCGGCGCTTTTGTTGAGGTGCGCTATGCCTAGGATCACCGCGCCGGTACGGTCGGCGATCTTGGCCAAGGGGTCGAGGGCGCGGCGGGTGTCTTGTTCCCGGTGGGAGTCGAGTCCTTTTCCGAAAAGACTCAGCAGCGGGTCGAGGATCACCAGGGCGACATCCTCGTCGATGATGGCTTGTTCCAGCAGGCTCAGGTCGGTGGGCAGACAGAGAACACTTTCCCGGCCCTCGTCTTCGACGGCGTCGAGGCGGCCGATACGTGACAGGTCGGCCCCGGCAGCGATGAGGCGGGGCACGAGGGTATGGGCCCATGAGTCTTCCACGGCGACGTAGAAAACGTTCCGTGGCTGGCCGTAGAAGATGCCCGGGAGGGTGCCGCGACTGATCCGCGCGGCCAGCCATATCCCGAATGATGACTTGCCGGTTCCTTCTCGGCCGGCGGCTATGCACAACGCCCCGGCGGGGATGCGTCCCTGCCCGTTATCCTGCCATGCCCAGTCCACGGGTTCGGGTTCGATCCCGTTAGCCCAGATGACCTTCAGTCTCCGGGATGGCGTGGCCGGCTCCACGGTGGGGTGGGTCGGATCTACCCCACCGTTTGGGCTGGGGTATGTCAGACATACCCCAGCGGGGGAGCGGAGGGGAATCACTTCCCCGGCAGGGGTACGCGCTGCCGTGTACCCCTGCTCGGTGAGTTCACTCATCGTCGAAGGCCCCCGCCCTGATCAGCTGGGCCCGCTGGCGGCATGCCACGGCCACGGATGCCATCCGACGATCCTGTTCCGCGATCTGCGCTGGCGTGGCCCGTCCGGCGCGGTCTCCAGGCTTGGGACGTGCCCACTCGAAGTACTCAGCGCGCCGCTCCCAGTAGTCGGCGCGGGCTTCCTGGCATGCGTCTTGGATCAGTCGCCGCTGGAAGTTCTCCAGGAACCCGGTTTGCCGTGTCAACAGATGCACGGCCCTCGGGACATCCGGCTTCAGCACCGATCCCGCCTGTCTTCCAGGGCGGCGATGATCCCTTGAAGGGCATCGTGCAGCTGACTGGCAGCTGCTTTCAAGCCTTGAAGAGAACCCACAGCCACGATCTCCGGGAGCACCAAGTCGGTGATCTTGTAGTGGCGGCTGATCTGCCCGGTTTCATCGATGCACAGACGTTCATCCACGCTAACCGACACCGTGCCGGCGGCCGTGTCAGCGATGATGTCGTGTCCGCGGGTGACGAACCCGTCACGGTCCGTCCCCCAGACTTCAGTTCTGTCTAGGCTGTTGCACCATGCCGGGCATGGCGCCCAACCCAGCGGGATGGTATCGTTCGACATGTCAAGGTCGAACTGATCTTTCTGTCCCTCACCAAGTGGCCGCTTGGTGAGGGCATTTTTCTTCGTGTAGGCCATGTTCAGGCCTCCTCTCCCATGTACTGCTTCTCGAGCCAGGTTGTTACGTCGGACTTCTTGTAGGCGACCTTCCGCGCCCCGAGCTTGAAGGATCGTGGGCCCGAGCCGACGAATCGCCAGTAGCGCAGCGTTGCTTCGGGAACCCCGAGCAGCGTCGCTGCTTGAGCTGTTGTGAGGATCTGTTCTTCGTTCACCGGTTACTCTCTCCGTGTCTGCGGAACTGCTGTAGTGATTCAACGCTGACAAGACTACACCATAGTGGTCTAGGCTTGTCAACGCTGCTCCTGTCGTGTGAGGATTGAGACATGGCCAAGATCAAAATCTCCGAGAACGTGGAAGAGACGCGTGTAGTGCGCTTCGGTGTCTCACGGTGGGGCGTCAAGGTCCCCTTCCAGGGAAGAATCAAGCTGGGCAGGGGGGATGCTCTAGGTGACCTCTTCGCCGAGGTCGAGATGGCGATCGACTGGTTCGACGGCGTCTTGCAGCCGACAACGGTTCGCGTCACGGCCCGCGATGGTGTTCCGCTAACCGGGACCATGCTTCGACAAGTCCCGGTTCGCGGAATGGCGAACGAACTCATCTTCACTGCGGCGGGGGAAGTAGGAATTTTCGACGGCACGGTGACTTTCGCCTACAAGGGAGGAATTGTCATCGCGGATGAAGAACGTGAGCGTATCCGGCTGCAAGGACCTACTGATGAGTCCCTGCGCATGGCGGCTGACCTGTATCAGCTTGGCCGTGCCGTGGGGTTGAGTCCTGCCAAGTTCGTCGAAACGAACCTAGGCATGCCACGAACGACGGTAACGAAGTGGATTCGCCGCGCGCGGAACAAAGGATTGATCGAGGACTTCGATGGCGAGCATTAGGAGGCGTGAGCTTCCAGACGGGCAGGTACGCTGGGACGTTCGCTATCGCCTCCCCGGGGAACATCAGGAACACTCGCGTTCCTTCGCCAAGGAACGCGAAGCGAAGGCCTATCGCAGCAAGCTAGAAACAGACATCCGCAAGGGCATCGTGGTCGATCCCCGCCGCCAGGACGTTACTGTCGCGGACTGGTGTGATGAATGGCTGGCGGGGAAGGTGAACCTGTCGCCGAAAACACGGGACCGCTACGAAGGGGTTCTGCGGGCCCACGTCAGGCCCCGGTGGGGGCGGGTGAAGTTGTCACAGCTACGACACGCCGATGTTCAGAAGTGGCTTTCGGGACTGGGACTGTCAGCGGCGTCAGTGCGGAAGATCCACGGTGTGCTGTCCCAGGCGCTTGACTACGCCGTCAAGGACGGGAGGCTGGGGGTCAACCCGGCATCGGGGGTGAGTCTTCCCCGGATGCGGCAGTCAGAGAAGGTGTTCCTCAGCCACGAACAGGTTCGTGCTTTGGCGGAGGCATGTGGACCGGAATACGAACTCGTCGTTCTGTTCTTGGCATACACGGGGCTTCGGTGGGGTGAAATGGCTGCATTGCGCGTGAAGAATCTGGACTTCACGAGGCAGCGGGTGATCGTCGCCGAGTCCGTGACCCCGGTGGGGGGCCGGCTGGTGTTCGGCCCGCCCAAGGGGCATGCGCGGCGTGAGGTCCCGATTCCCCGGTTCCTCACCGCTCCGTTGAAGAACCGAACTGCCGGGAAGGGGCCGGGGGAGTTTGTATTCCTGGGGTTGCGTGGTGGGGTGATGCGGACGCGGACGTTCCAGCGGGTCGCGTTGGCGAAGGCGGTCGCAGCGCTCGGCTTGGGTTACTTCACTCCTCACATGCTGCGGCACACCGCAGCATCGTTGGCGATAGCGTCAGGGGCAGACGTGAAAGTGGTGCAGACGATGCTCGGCCACAAGTCGGCGACCATGACGTTGGATTTGTACGGGCACCTGTTCGGGGATCGACTTGATGTCGTGGCTGAATCGATGGAAGCCGCCCGGGTGGCAGCTCTCGGGGGCGCTTAG